TTAGGAACAACTAGCGCAAGGGAGGCGTAAATGAGTGCAGTAGCAAAAGGTGTTGAAAAATTAGTAAAAGGTGGGGATGCTAAAAAAGTAGTAGAGCCTTACATTCCTCCTGCTCCGGCAAAGTCTGCCGCCGCTTCTGCTGCGGATGAAACGGCTGCTGCACGTCGTCGTGCTCGCCGCGGTGGCCGTGCGCTTCTGTCTGAGGCTCGTCTAGCTCCTGAGCAGGGTGTGACAACCCTTGGAAATACAGGGGTCTAACATGGACAAAAAGGATAAGATGCAGGCCAAGGTACGCAAGGTAATGAAAGAGTACAAAGCTGGCAGCTTGCACTCTGGCAAAGGCGGCCCGGTCGTTAAGAGCCAGAAGCAGGCGGTGGCCATCGCCATGTCTCAAGCAGGCATGGCCAAGAAATGAAGCCCGGCCTCTATGCCAACATCCATAAAAAACGTGAGCGGATAGCCGAGGGCTCTGGCGAAAAAATGCGCAAACCCGGCTCGGCAGGAGCCCCAACTGACGAGGCTTTTAAGAAAGCGGCTAAAACCGCAATGAAGCCTAAGAAGTAATGGCTACCCAGTACGTCAACAGGGAGTCGATGAACACGAAGTCACGTCATGTGACTCCGACGTACATGGACAAGGACGAAGCTCAAAGAGTAGTTGGATCGTCCGACCCGTTGCCGACAGTAGATGTAAACCATTTAAGATTACACGAAGGACGTGCATATTACGTCTATAAGCTATATCCGTATGCGGCAGGTCTTGGAGCTGGGTCTAGCATCAACATTGCAATTGCTTGGCCAGCAGGGATATTTCCCCACGCCGTGTTCTCTTACGAAAGCCCAGGCGAAGCAGAGTTCTTTATGTATGAGTCGCCAACAACTAGCGGCGGCACGCCCATGACCATTTACCGGCGCAACCGAAACCTAGTTACAACAAGCTCTGGCGCAGCTGTGCTTGACCCGACGGTTACCAATACTGGAACCGAGATATACGCAGAGTTTGTCCCAGCCGGGAACAAAGGTGGCGGTCAGCTTGGATTTACATTTGAGTATGTGCTCAAGCCTTTGACGACTTACTTATTCAGATTTACAAACGTCAACTCCCAGGCCCATCCGGCCAATATGCGAATTGAGTGGTACGAGTAATGGTACAGAAAAAATATCAGAACCCAGAAGGAGGTTTAAATGAAGCCGGCAGAAAGCACTTCGAGAACAAGGAAGGCGGCGATCTCAAAGCCCCGGTTAAGTCTGGTGCGAACCCGAGGCGTGTTAGCTTTGCTGCGAGATTTGGCGGCATGGCTGGGCCTCTCACAGACGAAAAAGGTAGACCCACCCGTCTCAAGCTCGCCCTCAAAGCGTGGGGTTTCGGCAGTAAAGAAGCGGCGCGTAACTTCGCCCAAAGAAACAAAAAGGACTAATCATGGCAGAAAGACTAAAGGCTGAGGATGTCCTCAAGCGCCACGATATTGCGTTGCGCAAAAAGGATGACTTTCGGGATCTGTACGAGGACGCATACGAGTTCGCTCTACCGCAGCGCAACCTGTACGATGGCTACTGGGAAGGTAAGGTAGGCGGCGCCAAGAAGATGAATCGGGTCTTTGACTCGACAGCAATCAATTCAGTTCAACGGTTTGCCAATCGCTTGCAGTCTGGGATATTCCCGCCGCAGCGCAAGTGGTGCCGCCTAGAGCCGGGGCCGGACATTCCTGACGACCGCAAGGCAGAGGCTCAAGGAGCCTTGGACATCTATAACGAAAAGCTTTTTGCCACGATCAAGCAGTCTAACTTTGACATCGCTATGGGCGAGTTTTTGCTAGACCTGTCTGTCGGCACAGCCGTTATGATGGTTCAGCCTGGTGACGACATTAGCCCGATCAACTTCATCCCTGTGCCGCAGTACCTAGTGGCGTTTGAGGAAGGAGCTAACGGCCAGGTCGATAACGTGTACCGCCGTATGCGGATCAAGGGCGAGGCAATCCAGCGCCAATGGTCGGATGCCGTGGTAGAAGGCCAGCTTGCCCGCCTGGTTAAAGATAAACCCACAGAAGATGTGGAACTTATTGAGGCAACCATTTTCGATCAAAAGCGTGGCGACTACTCATACTATGTAATCCACAAGGAGACGAAGTCTGAGGTTGTGTTCCGAAAGATGAAGATCAGCCCTTGGGTGGTCAGTCGGTACATGAAGGTAGCAGGAGAAATCTATGGTCGAGGGCCGCTTATCACAGCGCTTCCGGATATCAAGACGCTCAATAAAACGCTTGAGCTCCTTCTTAAAAACGCCAGCCTTGCTATTGCTGGTGTCTATACGGCAGCAGACGACGGCGTACTCAATCCCAACACGATCAAGATTGTGCCTGGAGCAATTATTCCGGTCGCTCGTAATGGAGGCCCGCAAGGTGAATCGCTGCGGGCGCTTCCACGCTCAGGTGATTTCAACGTATCGCAAATCGTCATCAACGATCTACGGCAGAACATCAAACGGATTCTCCTCGACGAGAGCCTCCCTCCCGACAATATGTCTGCACGCTCTGCGACAGAAGTCGTAGAACGGATGAAGGAACTGAGCCAGAACCTAGGCTCGGCGTTTGGTCGTCTCATAAATGAGACAATGGTTCCCCTGGTATCCAAGGTCTTGCAGGTAATGGACGACCGTGGGTTGATCGACCTTCCGTTGCGGGTCAATGGCCTTGAGGTTCGGGTTGCTGCGGTTGCACCATTGGCTATGGCCCAGAACCTTGAGGAGATTAACAGCATTATGCAATACGCTCAGATTGCAATGCAGGTTGGCCCAGAAGGACAGATGTCAATCAAGACTGGCGAGATGCTAGACATGATTGCCGAGAAGCTTGGCATACCTCAAAAAATTAGAACTACTCCAGAGGAAAGAGAAATGATGAAGCAACAAGGCGCTCAAATGGCGGCAGAAGTTGCCGAGGAAAATCCTGAGTTGGCTGCCCAGGCCGTACAGAGGATGGTCTAATGGCTGGCGGCTGGGAAGAACTAGAAGCCGTCCAGACAGATATAAGAGAAGCAAGCACCAAGGCAGATGACTTAAATAAGCTCTGCCTTCGGTTGCTTGGCTCCGAGGACGGCCAAAAGCTAGTGCAATGGCTAACTGAAGCCTATTTGAATCAGCCCGTTGCCGTGCCGGGATCTGATCCGAGTTATGCGTTCTACCGCGAGGGACAGAACAGCGTGATTCGGGATTTACTTGCGCGGCTAATCAAAGCAAGGAACCTGTAAATGGAAACCCAAGCAAGCGAGCCCAGCGCTCAAGGCGAAAGCCAAGAAGCTGGCCTACTCGACGGTATAGCAGTTGCCGATGAGCAGGGCCAGCAGGTAGATACAAGTAATACACAGATTGAGCATCTGACCAAACAAGAGGACGATGAGCCGTTAGAGCGTCCGGACTGGTGGCCAGAGAACTTCTGGAAAAAAGACGAAGCAGCTCCAGACCTGGAGGCTATTGCAAAGTCTTGGCAAGACCTGCGCAAGCAGATCAGCCAGGGCAAGCACAAGGCTCCGGTAGACGGAAAGTACGACACAAGCGTCTTTGGCGATACGCCAGATGACGATCCCCTAAAGTCAACCGTACTTGGATGGGCTCAGGAATATGGCGTAAGCCAGTCAGCCCTAGACAAGTTAGTGGGCGATTACATGGCAATGACAGGCGACCAGCAACAGCAGGTGCGCATGACTGTCGAGCAAGAGAGGCGAGCTCTAGGGCCAAACGCTGACGCCATGATTAAGGGTGCTGTGGACTGGGCTTCTGGCCTGGTGCGTAAGGGCGTATTCTCAACGGACGACTTTGAGGAGTTTAAGTATGCTGCAGGTACGGCCAAAGGCTTGAAGATGATGCTCAAGCTGCGTGAGTCTTACGAGAACATTAAGATCCCCGTAAACTCAGCTCCCGTTGATGGGGTTGCGTCCAAAGACGAGCTATACGCAATGGTTGCAGATCCTAAGTATCAGACTGATGCGGCATATCGAGCCAAGGTTGAGAAGATGTTTTCTCAACACTTCAGTTAAAATACAGGCAACATTTTCCTCCTCGCCACTCTCCTTCGTGGCTCTTGTCCCTCTAGCCTGACTCCGGCTAGGGGGATTTTTTTTGAACCCCCCTTGCAAATGAGAATCATAACCATTACAAATCGCATTAAGGCATACCAGAACACCGGCCCTTGACCCCCTGGGAACAGGCGATTGGCGTCCGCAAGGCGCAAGCAGTAGGCCCAGAATCTTCTGGCTAACCGAAGCGACGAAACTTTTTTTAACTTTCAAGGAGATTCAAATGGCTGTTTCATTGTCAAATGCCTTTGTAACGCTCTTTGATGCTGAAGTTAAACAGGCTTACCAGGGCGTTGCTAAACTGGTTCCTGCTGTTCGTCAGCGTCGGGGTGTTGAAGGCTCAACTGTTAAGTTCCCAAAGGTCGGTAAAGGTATTGCGACTGCTCGCGTCCCCCAGTCCGATGTAACCCCAATGAATGTCGGCTTCTCGACCGTTACTGCAACCATGCAGGACTGGAACGCTGCCGAGTATTCGGACATTTTCTCGCAGGCTAAAGTCAACTTCGACGAGCGTAATGAGCTTGTTAAAGTTGTTGCTAACGCCATTGGCCGTCGTCAAGACCAGCTCATCCTCAATGCCTTGGCTAATTCCAGCACGTCATTGATCGTTACTGAGGACGAGGGTGGCACAGACACCGGTCTGAACGTAGCCAAGCTCCGTGCGGCAAAGAAGTCTTTGGACAAGAACAACGTCCCGATGGACAACCGTCACATCATTATCCACGCCAACAGCTTGTCCAGCCTTCTGTCTGAGACTGCCGTTACGTCGGCTGATTTCAACACGGTTCGCGCTTTAGTGTCTGGCGAGTTAAACACGTTCCTCGGCTTTACCTTCCATACGATTGGTGATCGCGATGAGGGTGGCCTGCCTATTGCATCTTCCGAGCGCAAGCTGTGGGCTTTCCACCGCGATGCAGTCGGCTACGCAGAGGGCATTGCTCCCCGCACAGAGATCAATTACATCCCTGAGAAAACCAGCTGGTTGGTAAATGCTGTGTTCTCTGCCGGTGCAATTGCTATCGATGCAGAGGGTATTGTCGAAATCCAAACAACCGACGTTTAAGGAGATTGACAAATGGCATACGCAGCAACTGGCTTTGTAACTGTATGCGCTTCCAAGGCTGGAAACGCACCTTCGATGTACCTCTACAAGACGTCTGACACACAGGCAACTGTAAATACCGCAGGGTATTTCAATGACCTGTCCAGCGTCCTGTCTGT